GTGCGGGCTGGCGGAGCGGACGGGACTTGAACCCGCGGCCTCCGACGTGACAGGACACAGGAACGACATTGACCCCGCCGTTTCATTGAGCTTTTTGCCAGATCACTCTATCTGTCTGCGCCTCACCACACCCCAAAGGCCCAACACGGGCCCAACGCTGATCGGCGTACTGCTCGGCGGTTTTGAGCAGGGAGCCGGGGCCACGCCTCCATCTTGCCATGCCCTGGAGGGCAACCTCGTAGCCCCCCTTCCCCCCTTCCTTTGGGGGAAACAACGCAGAGGGCGAATTGGGCGATCTGCTCCTTCGCGGGTCCTTCCTGGGGCTTCTTGGACACGGGCGGTCGTGACCTCGGGCGGCCTGCGCTCAATTTTAAAAAAATCCACCGGAAAAATAGAAACTTATCGACCATGCGCCAACCGTGCCACGCACTGTTCCCGGTGTGCCACGAGGTCCGCATATGCCCGATGATCTCAGCTTGGACGCCATGCAGCAGATGGTGGAAGCCGATGTGGCGGCAGAGAAGGAAAAGTTCGCTCCGTCGGCGGCACCGGTGCCGCAAGAGATCCGCTCGGAGGATATCTTGCGCGGACTGTGGGACCAGGAAGACGGTGACTGCGAGCTGTTCTGCCGCCTGTATCGCGGCCGGCTCTGCTATGACCACCTGGAGCAGGCCTGGTACGAGCGCGATGAGGGCGGCAACTGGCGGCTCGACAAGCACAATAACGTGCTGACGTACATAGATGGCATCGTTGAACTTTATCGTCGCGAGGCTGCGCGGCACTTCAAGTTGGCCCAGGAGTCAGGCGACAAGGAAGAGCAGAAGGTCTTCGAGGCCCGCCGGGAGGCTTTAAACGGACGGGTCAATTCCCTCAAAAAACGGGCCAGGAAGTTAAACGTTTTGGCGCTGGCGGCGTCGGGCGAGAAGCACCTGGCCGTGTCCGGCGAGCAGTGGGACACCGACCCCTGGAAGCTCGGCGTGCTCGACGGCGCGATCAATCTCCGCTCGGGCGAGCACCTCCAGGCCAAGGCCGAAGACTACATCCGCCTGTTCGCGCCGGTGGCCTACGCCAACGCTTCGACCTCGGCCCCCACCTGGCAGGCCCTGCTCGAGGATGTGTTCGACTCCGACCCGGCGATGATCGACTACGTTCTCCGCGTGCTTGGCCACGCGCTCATCGGCAAGTCGCTGTTCGAGCACTTCTTCGTCTTTTATGGCGAGGGCGGCAACGGCAAAACGGTCATGATCGAGACCATTTACAAGGTGCTTGGTCCCCTGGCCAAGCCCATTCCGCCGGCCATGCTCATGGACAGGGGCAAGTTCGCGGCTGACGCGGACAAGCCCTCGGCCACCATGATGCTGCTGCGCGGCCTGCGCATCGCCTGCGCCAGCGAGTCAAAACAGGGCGAGGCCTTCGACACGCAGGTCATCAAAAACCTGTCCGGCGGCGACAAGATCACGGCCCGGGCGCCGCACGAGAAGCGGCAGATGGAGTTCCCGCAGTCGCACACGCTGATTCTCTTGACTAACAAGCTGCCCATCCCGCCGACGAATGACCGCGGGTTCTGGCGGCGCATGCGCGTGGTCCCCTTCGGGGTGGAGTTCGTGCAGGGTGAGCCGGCCCCCGGGCGGAAGCAGCGTCGCGCCCGCGACAAGGACGAGCTGGAGAAGGCCCTGGCCGCGGAGTACCCGGCCATCCTGTGCTCCCTGGTCAAGGCCTGCATCGAGGCGCAGAAGCCGGGCGGCCTGACGCCGCCGGCCAAGGTCACGGACGCCACGGCCGCATATCTCACCGACTCGGACCTGCCGGGCATGTTCCTTTCGGCCTGGACCGAGCGCGTGCCCGGCAGCCGCATCCAGGCCGGGGACCTCTACATCGGCTACGAGCTGTGGTGCGCGCTGAACCGCATCAAGCCCATCAGCGGCGTGCGATTCGGCAAGGACATGCGCAAGCGCCTGCCGGTCAAGGAAAGCAACGTGGTCTGGTACGAGGACATCGAGTGGAAGATCCCCGACGACCTGAGCGACGGCGGCCCGGCCGGCCTGGTGGAGCAGGAGAAGGAGCGCCGCAAGAAGGGGGGCAAGAGAGACTAGTTGGTCAGGCTGTCGAAGGATGCGGCCAGGACCAAGGCCCAAGAGAGGAATTAGACCATTTAGATAATTTTACCAAAACTCTCTTCAAAGAGAGAACTTCACTAGGGCTCACAGAAAAGTTTCTCGGGAAAGGGCGAAAGAGGGCGAATCGGCGAGGAGCGGATGAGGACGATCCTGGACCTCCTGCAGGAGGACGGCATAAAGCCCCGGCGCGTGGGGGGGCAGCACGGCGGCGAGTTCCACTCGCCGTGTCCTCTGTGCAGCGGCCGCGACCGTTTCGCCTGTTGGCCCCTTGCCGAGACCGCCTTGGGGGGCGGCCGTGGTTGGTGTCGTGGCGGATCTGAGGGTGGCAAGGGCTGTGACTGGAAGGGCGACGCCGTGCAGTATCTGCGTGACGTTCGCGGCATGAGCTTCGGCGAGGCCAAGGAATACCTGGGCTTGGCCGATGCGCCGACGCCTCTGCGCCGACCCGGCGGCTCGCCTGCGCGCCCTGCCGCCCCGGCCGTGGCGCCGCCCGATCTGTGGCGCGCGAAAGGGACGGCCTTCGTGGCGCACTGCGAGGCCGAGCTGGCCAGGCGGCCGGCCGCGCTGGAGTGGCTGTCCGCGCGCGGCATTCCGGCCTTGGCGGCGCGCAAGTACCGGCTCGGCTTTCACGTCGTGGGCAGGGGCGGCGTGGCCTACCGGCCGCTCTCGGCCTGGGGGCTCGACGGCCCTCGCAAAGAGGACGGCCGCGAGTCTTGCTTCGCACTGCTGCCGGGCCTGGTCATCCCGAATTTCGACGCCGCGGGCGTGCTGCACAAACTCAAGATACGCGAGTTCGAAGGCGCGCCCTGGCCGGAGTGGGCCTCCGGCGACAAATACCGCGAGGTCAAGGGCAGCAATCAGCGCTATTCGGTCTATGGCCAGGGGCGTGATGTCGCGGTGGTTGTGGAGACGGAGCTGGACGCCATGATGCTGGCGGAGCGCGTGGGCGACATCGCGGTCTGTATGTCCACCGGCTCGGCCCAGCGCCGGCCTGACGCGGACGCGACCGACCAGCTGCGCGCCGCGCGCCTCGTGCTCAACTCCCTGGACGCCGACGCCGCCGGCGCAAAGGCGGCCTGGTCTTGGTGGGCGCGGGAGTTCCCGAACGCCAAGCGCTGGCCGGTGCCCAAGAACATGGGCAAGGACCCCGGCGACCTCGCCCGCGCCGGCGGGGATGTGCGCCTGTGGGTCGAGGCTGGAATCCGGCGTCATGCCCCGGCGCTCCTCGCCCCGGCGACGCTGGCCACGCCGGAAGGCGCTGCCTCCCAGCCTCAGCCTCCGGGTGGGCCGGTCGAACAGCGCAAGCCGTCGAGCCGTTGGCCCATTCCCGAGGGAGCGGACCTGGCCGGTCTGGCGCTGCCGGAAGGCGCGCCTTCGGTTGGTGAGCTTGTGCGCGCCATGCGCCTTAAGCCGGTCGACGCGCCAGACAGCCTGGTGCCGTGCCCGCGCACGCGGCCGCGCTTCTGGTGGCGCTACAGGAAGGATTGTGCGGACTGCGCCGGGCATCCGCACTGCCTGCGGGAGCTTTTCCGGTCCAAGCAGTTTCAGGAGGCATTGATGTAAAGGGAGGGTTGCCCCCGGGAGTTGCAGCTCCCGAGGGCGACCGGATGATGTGGCATCCGACCAGGGAAAACCCCAACCCTCACACGATAAGGCGTCGTGGGGATAGCACGGGAAGGGTCGGATGAAAAGTTTAACCATTGAGGAAGTCGAGAGGCAGAACGTGGTGTTGCGGGAGACTGGACAAAGCCTGTTCGGCGAGTCGGCCACCTTGCGGATCGTCGATCCCGGGACGCTTCTGCTGCGCCGTGAGAACGCCCGCTTTTTCAAAAAGGAGGTGTTTCGGCAGCTCGTGGAGAACATCCGCGCGGATGCCCGCCTGTCCAGTGTGCCGTTGTGCATGGACAAGCCCGACGGCTGCGAGGTTCTCTCAGGCACTCACAGGGTTAAGGGCAGCGTGCAGGCGGGCATCCCGTGGATCCTGGTCATGGTCATCGTCGAGCCCCTGGAGGCCGGCCGGCAGCTCGCCATCCAGCTCTCGCACAACGCCCTGGTGGGTCAGGACGACCCCGGCATCCTGGCCGCGCTGTGGGCCAAGATCGATGACGTGCGCGACCGCCTCTACGCCGGCCTCTCCAGCGACGTCATGCAGGACCTGGAGAAGATCAAGCTGGTGCAGTTCACCACGCCGGGCATCGCCACGCGCGTGCTCACCTTCGCCTTCGTGGCCGAGGAGGCCGAGCTGGTGGACCGCATCGTGGCGGAACTCTCGGCATACAAAGCCTCGGACGCCGTGTACGTCGCGGCGCTGGAGCGCTTCGATCCGTTCTTCGCAGCCCTCCAGGCGGTGAAGAAGCGCGACAACGTGAAGAACGCCTCCCTGGCCATGCTGCACATGGTGCGGCTCGCCCAGCGCGGCATGGAGGTGGACCAGTGAGCTTCATCGGCGCGGTGGCCGCCCCGGTGCGGCAGGTCCTGGCCAGCTACGCGGCCAGCATTTCCCAGCCGGTACTCGTCTGTGGCGCGGGCAATTTCACGGTGCCGAGCGTGCTCCGCTCCGGCGGCTACTCCGGCCGGATCAAGGCCTGCGACGTGTCGCTGTACACCTCGGCCCTGGGGATGTTCCTCACCGGCGGTCACCTTGAGGTGCGCGAACGCGCGGACTGCCCGGAGCACCTGCGCGGACTTTTGCGCACCGGGTCGGCGCTGGACCTGGCGGCCTCGGTGGCCCTGCTGCTCGACCTGCGCGAGGCCTGGCGCGTGCGCAACCCGTTCCAAGAGCGGCTTGTCGAGCAGCGCCGCGCCCGATGGGAGGACCTCTTGGCCGACACCCGGGCGCGCCTGGAGCGCTTCCGCGCGCACCTGGGGCCGGTGGAGTATGAGCCGCGCGACGGCTTCGACTTCCTGCGGGAGCACGGCCCGGAGCACGCGGTGTTCGCCTTCCCGCCCACGTACAAGCGCGGTTACGAGAAGCTTGAGGCGCTGTTCTCGGCCGTGCTGGAATGGACGCCGCCGCAGTACCGCGAGATGACGGACGGCAGCCTCGACCTGTACGAGCTGGTGGCGCGATTCGATTCCTACTTCGTGGTCCTGGAGAAGGATCTTCCCGAGGCCCGGGCCATCCTGGGCGAGCCGGCGGCTGTGCTCCCCAGGGGCCGGGGCACCCGGACCTATATCCTCGCCCGCAGCGCCCCGCGCCGCATCGTCATGCGCAAGACGGCCAAGAGCCAGAGCGTTGGCCCCATCCGCCCGGCGGACAAGCCGCTGTCCGGCATGGAGCGCCCGGGCCTGGCCGGCCTGACCCTGGCGCAGACCATCCGCCTCAATGAGCTCTTCCTCTCGCCCCGCATCGACTACTTCACCGGCGGCGTCGGCCTGTCCCTGGCCTTCACCCTGGACGGCGAGATCATCGGCAAGGCCGACTTCGCGCCCTCGGCCCACCTGTGGAAGCTCCCGGAGGCCAGGCCTATGATCTACCTCATGAGCGACCTGGCCGTGTTGAGCGGCGTGCCTCGCCTGTCCAAGCTCGTGCTGCTCTGCCTGCTCTCGCGCGAGGTCAAGCAGCTGGTGGACGCCCGATGGCTTGAGGATTTCGGGTGGGTCATCACCACGGCCTTCGCCGCCGGGCCGGTGAGCATGAAGTACCGCGGGATTTTTGAGCTGCATACCCGCAAGAAGCAGGGCGAGGGCTACGCCCTGAACTACTTCGCCCGCCTGGGCCGGCATGGGCTGGCCGAGTCGTATGAAATTTGGCGTAAAAAATATGCAAAGCGCACGAGATTATGTGAAAAATAGTTGCTTATTGCGGCCACTATGGTAAGAAATACGTAGGGTTACAGTTTAATTCAAACCAAGGAGGTCGCAATGTTGAACCCGTTTGAAGGCGCGGCGCTGATTTCGGTCTACACGCGCTGCGACGCCATCGAGGATGGCGTTCTGGTGGATGTCTCGGGAACGGCTCGGGAGGCGGGAATCCGCTATCCCGTGGCCTTGACCGAGAAGGTGTTCAAGGAGGTCGTGACGCCCGATGACCGGTCGCGCGCCCAGGGCCAGGACGAAACCGGCCGCTTGTGGGACGTGCTGTGGATGTTCCGCTTCGCGGCGGCAAAGGCTCCGTCGTCACAGGTGCTCTACGATCTGCTGGTGGTGATGAACGGCAGGCAGGAGCCCATGCGGCTCAAGGCCGTGTGCGGCCCCGGCGATGAGGGCGAGCCCGTGATCACCATCATGTTCCCGGACGAGGATTAAAAAAGGCCCCCTTGCGGAGGCCTGAAACAAGCGGGGCAGCGCCCCTTCGTGGTGGAAAGAGCCTAGCCCCGCCCAACCTACAAAGTCAAGGAGAATCCATATGTTCATGCAGAGCAACTTCACCCGCCGGGCGGCGTTTGGCCAGGGAATGCTTGAGGACATGAGCGACGCGGCCGAGCGCGCCGGCATCACCTGCGCCGTGGCCATTTCCAGCACGGCTGACGAAAAGCTGGCCGGGATCGAGGAAGGGGATGCCCGCGGCCGGGACTTCCTGCGCGACGTGGCCTGGGCCTACCGGCTGTGCGAGAGCGGCAAGCTTCCGGCGCTGGCCACGGCCGAGGATGAGGACGGCTCGGCCATCGTGTTCCGCGCCTTCCTGAACAACAACGGCCAGCCGGCCGAGATCGCGCTCAAGGCCGTGCGCGGCCGCGGCGACTACGGCGAGCCCGTGCTCACCGTCATGCTGCCCGAGGAGGAGTTCCGCTTCACCGGGCGGCTCATCAGCCTGCGCGCGGAGTTCGTGCAGCTTCTGGCCCCCTTCGCCACCGGCGACCTGCCGCCCACCAACTGCCTGCGCGTCGAGCCCGCCCCCCAGGGCGGCGTGCTCATCGTGGGCATGGGCATGCACGCGATGGGCGTGTTCCACGACCCCGAGGCCTTCTGCGAGGAGCCGTTCAACCTGCGCGTGACCAAGGAGCTGGCCCGCCAGTGCAAGGGCAAGTACGGCGACTTCGGCCAGCGCCGTGTTGTGCTTGACGGGGACCGGGCCACGGTCGAGGGCAACGCCGGCCGCACCTACTACATCGAACCCGAGCCGGTGCTCCAGGGCGGCGTGTTCCCCGACTGGCGCGGCATCCTGGCAAAGGCCGTGCAGGCGGCCGAGGCGGGCGACGGCCCGGCCCTCTCCCCCTTGTACAAGCCCGAGAGCCTGGACCTGTTCAACTTCCAGGGGGTGACGGGCAACAGCCTGCGCCTCCATCCCACCGGGGCCGAAGGCCCGGTGGTCGTGCGCAACGCGGCCTTCCCCACCTTCGTCGGCATCACCATGCCCCTGCACGGCGGCGAGGAGGCCCACTCCCCCAGGCCGGACTGGATGGGTGAGGAGTTCGCTGTGCAGGCCGAAGAGGAGCCGTCCGAAGACCAGGGCGAGTCCCTCGGTGAGGAGGAAGAGGACAGCGAGGGCGGTGACGCGCAGGACGCCGAACCGTCCGAGCAGCCCGGCCAGCCCGAGATCATCCAGTAAACCCGAACCATCGGCCGGGGGCCTTTTGGCCCCCGGCCGCAAGGAGAGCCATGATCACCACGTCCTACTTCGCAAGCGCGGCGCCCAAGGCGCGCAAGGTCTGCATCGCCAGGAAATGCCCGCGAAACTGCGGCTGCCCGCAGTTCGAGGAGTTCGCGCCCCTCGACCCCTGGGCCAAGGGCGACTGGCGCGCCAGGTACCGGCGCGAGCTAACGCAGCGCTTCCCCACGCCCGAGGCCCTGCGCGCCGCGCTGGACGGCGTGCTGGCCGTGGTCGCCGAGCCCATCCTCTGCTGCTACGAGAAAAACCCCGCGGAGTGCCACCGCCGCGAGCTGGCCAAATTCGTCCTGGATGAGCTCGGGGAGTTCATCCCCGAGTGGACCGCCAACCCCACGCTGTTGGGCTAATTTTTTTTGCCGATGAAACGCGACGATCTCATCAAGGCCCTGTCCGACTCGGAAGCCACGCAGCTTGCCGTGCTCGCCCAGGCGCGCGAGAACGCCAAGCGGGCCGTTCTGGACAAGTCCACGAAGCCGACCCTCGACGCCCTGCAAACGGCCGAGCGGATGCTGGCCGAGTTCGAGGTCAAGCACGGGTTGGACGAGAGCGGCCGCGGGCTCTCGTTCAAGAACCTCCTCGACGTGCACAAGCATCTGATAGCCGAGGGCTACAGGATCGCGCGGTCCACGGTGTACGCGGACAAGGGGATGCTGCCCAGGCGCAAGGGCAAGATTTCGCTGGCCACGGTCAAGGCGTACATCAAGGCGAAGAAGCTGGAGAAGCAGAGCGCCAGCCCGGCGCAGGAGGCCGAGGCCGGGGCGAGCCTGGGCCCCACGGCGCGCCGGCTGGACGCCGACGCCGCGCTCAAGGAGAAGCGCGGCCGGCTGCTGGACATCGAGCTGGCCAAGTCCGAACGCGCGCTGTTCCCGGCCGAGATCGCCGAGCGCGAACTTGCGGCCAGGGCCCAGGCCTTCCGCCTTGGCCTCGAGGGCTGGGCCTCCAAGATCGGCGAGGCCGTGGCCGCGACCTTCGGCGCTGACCCGGAGCTGGCGGCCAAGATGGTCATGCTGGCCGGCGGCGACCCGGCCAAGGCCTCCGATCTGGTGGCCCACCAGCTTTCCCGCGTGCCCGCCTTCGTCGCGCTCTTCGTGGACGAGTTGGCCAAGGCCCTGGACGATTACGCCACCGGCGCATGGCTCACCCCGGAAATGAGCGAGCGCATGCGCGAATGGGCCTACTTCCGGGAGCTCGCCGAGCAGAACGTCTGCCGTGAGGCCTGCCGGCTTCTCGGAGTGGATGAGGCGCTGGCCGGCGACCTGGCCGGCGCGTTCCTCGTGAGCAGGAGGGCCGTCCGGTGATGCTCGCCGAGGCCCCGATCATCTGGTTTCCCGGCGAGATCGACGTGCTGCGCCTGCGCGAGTGGGAGAGCACCTTCGAGTGGGCGCGCCGGAACTTCCGCCTCGCCCTCGGGCCTCAGGCCGGCAGGCTGTGGGACGCGGACACCGCGCCCTACGCCAAGGGGGTCATGGACGCCTGGGACCGCCCCGAGGTCCGCAAGCTGTTCCTCGTGGCTCCGAGCCAGGGCTCCACGAAAACCACCATCGCCTATGCCTGCGGCTTCGCGCGCCTCTGCCGCAAGCCCGGCCCCCTGGGCATCGCCATGCCGGACCAGGACGCGGTTGAGCGCATCTTTCGGGAGCGCATCATCCCGCACTTCCGCAACACCGCCCCGCTGCGCGACCTTTTGGCTTCCGACCGCTACGCCGAGCAGAAGTCCAGCCTGCTTTTGCGCAACGGCTCCATCGTGCATGGCCTGTGGACCGGCTCGGAATCGCGCATGTCCGCGAACTCCCTGGAGACGCTGCTCATCGATGAGGAGGACGCCTACGCGGACAAGGGCGCGGTGGGCACCCTACAGGAGCGCGTGCTCGCCTTTGAGCACACGCACAAGATCATGCGCTTCTCCAAGCCGCGCGGAACCGAGGAGCAATCGACCATCTGGCGCGACATGCGCGCCGAGGCCCAGGTGATCTTCGAATGGGCTGCCGTGTGCCCGGCCTGCGGCACGGCCCAGCTCATGGAGCTGGAGAGCATCCGCGTGCCCGAGGGTGTGCGCGACACCAAGGAGATTCTGGACAAGCGGCTAGCCCGCTACGTCTGCACGCATTGCGAGTACCAGTGGAACGACTACGTGAAAAACCGGGCCGTGGCCGCCGGACACTGGCTCGCGGACCGCGAGGCGCGCGGGGCCACGGTGGTGGGCTTCCATCTGCCGTCCTGGATCGCGCAGAGCATGAGCCTGTCCAAGGTCATGGCGCAGTATTTCAAGGCGCAGCGCGAAGGGCCGAAGGCCCTGATGTGGTTCGACAACAGCCACAAGGCCGTGCCCTACTGCCAGGTCACGGCCGCGGCGGACGAAGACGCGCTGCAACGCATGGTGGACCACGGCCGCGCCGCGCAGGTTGTGCCGGACCGCGCCGTGGCCCTGACCTTCGCCGCGGACACGCAGCAGGACCACTTCTGGTGGTCGGTGTATGCGCATGGCCTGAACCCGCGCGAGGAGTGGCTCGTGGACTTTGGCCGGGCCGGAACCTTCGAGGAGCTGGCCCTGTTGATCTTCCAGGCCAGGTACCCGCGCGAGGGCGGCGCCGAGCGCCTGGGCATCTGGCGGGCGTGCATCGATTCCGGCGGCACGCGCGAGGCCCCACTTGAGCCCTCCCGCACCATGCAGGTCTACCGATGGGTCATGTCGCTGCCGCCGGGCAAGGTGTGGCCGACCAAGGGCATGAGCTATCAGCGCCCGGGCGTGCACGTGTATTGGACTTTGCTTCAAAAATACCCGGACGGCACGGCCATGAAGGGCGGTCTGCGCCTCTATCACCTCGACACCGACGCGTTCAAGAGCGAGGCCATGTGGCGGCTCTCCGGCGAGGAGGGCGCGGACAGTCTGCGCTTCCACGGCAGCGTCACCGAGCAGTATTTCCGCCAGCTCCTGGCCGAGCGCAAGCAGTGGGAAAGAGGCAAGGAGATCTGGAAAAAGGTGCGCAACGACAACCACTGGCTCGACTGCCTGGTGGGGCACCTGGCCATGACGCACTTCCAGTGGTCGCCCACGCTTTCGGTCATGGCCGAATCCATGCGCCGCAACGCGGAGGCCTCCGGCCCGCCCCCTGTGCCGGGCATGACAACCGGCGACGGCCCTGGCGGCCCGGACGCGGGCGGCTTGGATCGCCGGCCGCCCTCCTGGCGGTGAACGCAATGCGAGGTGAACCATGACGGCGACGAAGAACGCGGCCTCCGAGAATCTCGGCCCCGGACGCAACACGCGCCAGGTCTGCCACGCCCTCGGCTGCTCGCGCTCGATGTTCTACGTGCTGCTGGGCCGGGGCGAGTTCCCCAACGCCTACTTCGTGGGCAGGTCGGTGCGCGTGCCGCAGGCGGACGTTGACGCCTACCGGGAGAGCAACAGCTACACCCGGAAAAAGGATGCCGAGCTAGGGTGAGATTCCCGCCCACTTCTCACTTTCCGTCCACACCTGTCCGTAGCGTACTTTCCCGTCCAATGACTTCGCCCACCGCGGCCGCGTATTCTCGCGGCCATGTCGGAATACCTCGCGGCCTACACTGACGAAGAACTCGAAGAGCAGATTCGCTTCTGGAAGGAAGCGCTGACCGCCGTCTCTCTCGGCAAGAGCTACACCGTGGCCGGCCGCGAGGTGGTCCGGGCCGACCTGCCCGAGATCAAGAAGACCCTGGCCGAGATGGCGCGCGAGCGCGACCGCAGGCGCGGCGTCGAGACCCCTCGGGTCTGCGAGCCGATCATCGGGAGGGTCTTCTGATGATCGCCCCGGCCGCCTTCCGTCATCGCCCCAGGCCGAACCAGGTCCGCTCCGTCCGCCGCGTGGCCGCCTCCCACGGCGGCACCCTGGGCAACTGGAATCCCTACCGGGTGTCCCAGGCCCAGGAACCGCTCGACCGCGAGAAGATGCAGCTGAGGTCCGAGGACATCATCGCCAACGACGGCCACGCGAGCGCCATCCGCGAAACCATCGTGACCAACGCGGTGGGCACCGGCCTCACCCCGCAATCCGCGCTCGACCATGAGGCCCTCGGCATCGCCGAGGCGGACGCCCGGGCCATCGAAAAGGCCCAGGAGCGCGCCTTCAGGATGTGGATGCGCGAGGCGCACGCCGGCCGGACCATGCACTTCGCCGACTGCCAGCAGCTCACCATCGGCAACATCGTGACCTTTGGAGATTCCCTTTGGCTGGGGCGCATGTTCGATGAGCCGACCCGCATCCGCAAGGGCCGGCTGTTCTCCTTTGCCCTGCAGGATCTGCACCCCATCCGCATGAAGACACCACCCGACCGGACCCTCGACCTGGCCGTGCGCGACGGGATCAGCCTGGATGAGGACGGCGAGGCGCTCGGCTACTTCTTCGCCAACACGGACACCCTGGGCCAGATGACCGAATACCAGTACATCCCCGCGCGCCAGGGGCACCGCCAGATCGTGTTCCACTCCTTCCGCGTGCGCGAGCCCGAGCAGGTGCGCGGCGTTCCCCTGCTCGCCCCTGTGCTCAAGCTGTTCCGCGACAAGTACGACTTCCTCGACTATGAGGTGGTCGCCCAGATCATCACCGCCAGCTTCCCCATCGCCATCGAGACCGAAAACCCGAAGGACTATGGCGCGGGCGCGAATCAAAACGCCGAGAAGCGCTGGTTCCGCCAGGTCAATCCCGGCCAGGTCGTCTACCCGAACCCCGGCGAGTCGGTGAAGCCGATCAAGAGCGACCGGCCCGGCAACAACTTCGACAGCTTCTTCAAGCTGATTCTGCGCACCATCAGCGCCGTGGCCGGCATTCCGTACAACCAGGTCCTCAAGGACTTCTCCGACACGAACTACAGCTCGGCCCGCGCCGCGCTCCAGGAAGCCTGGCGCGTCTACCAGGACTACCGGGCCTGGCTGGTGCGCCGGTTCTGTCAGCCCGTGCGCGAGCACGTGCTGGAGGAGGCCCTGCTGCGCGGCATGTGGTCCCTGCCCAAGGGCGCGCCCGACTTCTACGGGGCGATGGACCTGTACCTGAACTGCCGCTGGACCCCGCCCCCGCGCGGCTACGTGGACCCGTACAAGGAGATCCTCGCCCAACTGAAGGGCCTTGAGGGCGGGCTGTTCGACTACGCCAGCCTGTTCGCCGAGCAGGGCGAGGACTGGGAAGAGAAATTCTCCCAGCAACAGCGCGAGCGCGATGACCGCAAGAGTCGCGGGCTGCCGGTTGTCGGCGCGGTATCCACGTCGCAGCCCGATCCCCTGGCAATTCAGCCCGACGCCCCGCTTCCGGGGCGATGAGAGGTGCCCATGTCGTTGATCGAACTGTTCCCGGCGTACTGGGCGATGGCCCCGGAAACCCTGCGCAAGGTCGCCGCGGAAGCCGCCGCCATGCGCGGCGCCGCCGGCCAGGAGCAGGGCCGTCAGGTCGCCAGCCCTGGCGCGGCCAGCCGGCCCTACCGCCTCGAGGACGGCCTGGCCGTGGTCCCGATCCAGGGGAGCCTCCTCAAGGAGTACCACTACCCGCCGTTTTGGACCTCCTACGTGGTGGTCCGGTACCAGCTCGAGGCGGCCCTGGCCGACCCCGAGGTGCGGGCCGTGCTGCTCGACATCGACAGCCCGGGCGGCGCCGTGGCCGGCTTTCAGGATCTCGCCGAGGCCGTGCTCGCCGCGCGCGGCCGCAAGCCCGTCTATGCCTGGACCGACGGCACGGCGTGCAGCGGCGCGTATGGCCTCGGCTGCGGGGCCAAGGCCTTCGCGGCCTCGCCCATGGCCGAGGTCGGCTCCGTGGGCGTGGTCTGGTTCCACTCGGAGTGGAGCAAGTGGGACGAGAAGGCCGGCCTCACTGTGACCGTGCTCCGCTCCGGCGAGTTCAAGGCCCTGGGCAACGAGTTCGAGCCCCTGGACGCGAAGGCCCGCGAGGTCCACCAGGCCCAGCTCGACGGCATGTACGCCCTGTTCCGGGATCTCGTGGTCAGGGCCCGCGGGGTGTCCGCGGAAGCATACGAGGACTGGGCGGAAGGCAGGGTCTTCCTGGCCGGCGAAGCGGTGAGCGCCGGCCTTTTGGATCGGGCCTGCGCTCGTGACGAATTCCTGTCGTTCATCAAAACGGAGGTCAACATGAACGCAACCGAACTGCGCGCCCAGTTCCCCGATGCCGTGAAGGCCATCGAGGAAGGGGCCGCCAAGGCCGCCGCGGACGCCGCGACGGTGAAGATCACCGAGTGCGTGAGCGGGGTCGTGGATCTCGTTGGCGTGCTCCTCGGCGATGTGGCCAAGGGCAAGGTGTCCGCGGCCGTCGAGGCCGGCATCAACGCCGATCAGGCCGCCAAGCTCGGGCTGACCGCCCAGGCCGCCACTGCCCACGCTCCGCAGCAGGACATGCTCGCCGCCCTGCAGAGCACGGACCACCCCGGCGTGAAGCCCGGCGCGGCCAAGCCCGCCGGAGGCAATCCCCTCCTGGCGGCCATCGAATCCCGGTCCAAGACCGGCAGGGGGAGGTAGCAGCACATGGCCATCATCAATGAGCCCAACCGTCTTGGCGACATCGTTCGCCGCGAGTCCGACCCCAGCTTCAGCCGCGAAGAGGTCGTGGTGAAGATGGGGCAGAGCCTGGCCCTGGGCGCAGTGCTCGGCCGCAGGTCCATCTCGTGCCCCACAACCGGCACAGCCAGGGCCGGCAATACCGGCAACGGCACCGTGGAGCTGGTGACGCCCGGCCCGGCCGTGCAGCTCGGCACGTACCGCCTGGTGTGCTCGACCGCCGCCACGGACGGCGGCGTCTTCCAGGTCTTCGCCCCCGACGGGGCGCGCCTCGCCGATGCGGTCGAGGGGGCGGAATACGACCAGCCGCAGATCGGCTTCGTGGTCAACGACGGCGCGACGGACTTCGCCGTGGGCGACGAGTTCACCATCGCGGTGGCCGAGGGCGACGGTCAGGTCTCCGCCCTGGACCCGGACGCCCTGGACGGCACGCAGATCGCCTTCGGCATCCTCGTCTTGGCGTGCGACGCCACCGGCGCGGCCTCCCGCTCCGTGGCCATCACGAGCGGCGCGCTGGTCCAGGCCGACAAGCTGGTCTGGCCCGCCGACATCACCGCGCCGGAGAAGGCCCTGGCGCTCAAGCAACTCGCGGCCAGGGCCATCCTGAACCGCAAGGGGGTCTAAGCCATGTTCAACCCGTTCGCCAACGAGCAGGTCTACGGCCTGTTCCCGCTCACCCAGGCCATCGACGTCATCCCGAACCGCTACGGCCGCCTGAACAGCATGGGCCTGTTCGCCCCGCGTCAGATCACGGTGGACACCGTGTCCATCGAGATGCAGAACTTCGTGCTTAAGCTGCTGCCCAGCAAGCCCAAGGGTTCGTCCGGCAGCCAGAGCGAGCACGGCAAGCGCAATGTGCTCACCTTCAAGGTGCCGCACATCCCGCTCGCGGACATCATCAGCCCCAGCGACTACGCCGGCGTGCGCGCCTTCGGCACCGAGAACCTGCCCGAGACCTTCGCCAACGTCATGGCCCGCTACCTGTTCGAAAACAAGGCCAAGTTCGAGATCACCTGGGAACACCTGAAGTGGGGCGCGCTCAAGGGCCTGATCATCGACGGCGACGGCGCCACCCAGCTCTACAACCTCTTTGCGGAGTTCGGAATCACCCAGAAGACCGTGAGCTTCGCACTGGGTGACGGGACCACCGAGGTCCAGGAAAAGTGCTTCGAGGTCACGCGCCACATCGAGGACAGCCTCAAGAGCGACATCTCCAGCGGCGTGCGCATGATGGTCTCCCCCGAGTTCTTCAACGGTCTGGTGAGCCACCCCAGCGTGGTAAAGTTCTTCCTGAACCACTCCGAGGCGGCGACGCTCTCCGGCCTGGACCCCCGCAAGGGCTTCAACTTCGGCGGCATCACCTTCGAGGAGTTCCGCGGCAACGCGCCGGACGCCAACGGCGACACCGTGCGCTTCATCGCCTCGGGCGAAGGCCACGCCTTCCCCGAAGGCACGGTCTCCACGTTCATCAATGCGCTGGCCCCGGGCGACTTCATGGAGACGGTGAACACTCCGGGCATGGAGCTCTACGCCCGGCAGGAGCTGCGCGACTTCAACAAGGGCGTGGACCTCTGGTTCGAGTCCAACGTGCTGCCCCTCTGCCTGCGCCCGGCCGTGCTGGTGAAGGCGACCATGTAGTTTCCTGTCCCTCGTGCCGCGGGGGTCCGGCCTCGGCCCGGGCCGGGCCCCCGCCCAACAGGCAACCCACAAAGGACGGCGCATGGAAATCATACTCAGCCCCCTGGAGCTCTTTCTCGGAGCTGCATTCCTTTCCATGTTTTCGGCCGTCGCTGTCCGCCTGATGTTCGGGACCAAGTTCGTGACCCGTGCGGAGCATGAAAAGGATGTCGCCGACCACAAGCTGATCCTGCGCATGGTGCGCGCGCTTGTGGTGCATTCGACCATGCCCAACGAGCTGAAAGAAGAAATCCTTAACGACAGAGGTGGCAAGTGAACATCTTCTCCCGCATCAATTCCTGGCGGCCCTGGCAGCTTTTCGGCTTGATCGCGGTGGTCCTGGCCGTCGGCCTGGCCCTGCTCGCGAACATGCCGGCCAAGATCGAGTCCCTGCCCTGGTGGCAGCAGAAGGTGGTCGAGGCCCACTGGCGCACATGGCTCGTGCTCTGGCTGGTGTGCCTCGGGCTCGCGGTGGACATGGTGGTCAACTACCGCTCCCGGCCGGGCGCGGCGAAAGACCCCGAGGAGCGCCGCTGGCGCGAGATGCGCCGGGCGGTCACCATCGCCGCCATCGTCCTGGCCGGAGCGATCGGCATATGAACCGCCACGACCTGCGCGCATCCCTCGGCCTCGCGCTGGCGCTGGCCTTCGTCGCCTTCTCCGGCGTGCGCTGCACCGACGCCAGCGCGGCCGGTTTCCCGGGCGATGCCGAACGCTACCGCCGCGAGCTGATCCGCAGCGCGCGGTACGTTTTCGGCATGAGCGCGCCCGTTGCCGTGCTCGCCGGCCAGGTCCACCAGGAGAGCGGCTGGCGGCCCGAGGCGCGTAGCGCCTTCGCCTCCGGCCTGGCGCAATTCACGCCGGCCACGGCAAAGGACATGACCCGCCTCTATTCCGAGGAACTGGGTCCGGTGGCCATGCCGACGAATCCGCGCTGGGCGCTCATGGCCATGTGCCGCTACGACGCGCGCCTGCTCGCCCTGTTCCCCGCCGCCGCCAGCCCGGCCGAGCGCTGGGCCTTCGCTTTGAGCGCCTACAACGGCGGCCCCGGCTGGACCCTGCGCGACCGTGCCAAGGCCAAGGCCCAGGGCCTCGACCCCGAGCGCTGGTTCGGCCAGGTGGAGACCGTCAACGCCGGCCGCGCGCCGCAGTTTTTCCGCGAGAACCGCGACTACCCGCGCCGCATTCTGCTGCGCCACCAGGCGCTCTACCGCTCCTGGGGTCCGGGCGTGGACGTGAGCGAGGTGCGGCCGTGAGCTGGCTCAAGGCCCTGTGGAAATGGGGCGGCACGGCCGTGTCCTGGCTTGGCGGCGTGAATCTCACGCCCTGGCTGCTCATTCTGGCCCTGGCCGGGACTCTCGGCGGGGTCTGGTGGGGTTGGAGCCACGGCAGCGCCAGCACCCGCAACGAGTTGCAGGCCGAGTACGCCACCAACCTGGCCGAGGCCACGCGCGAGGCCATGACCAGGCAGCATGCCCAGCAAGTCTTTGCCAACGGCCTGGCCGTCGATTTTATGAACACCCGGCGCGAGATCGAGGCGCAGCGCGTGAGCCTGCGCGGGAGGATCGTCTATGTCACTCGTGAGATCCCTGCTGCTTGCGTGCTGCCTGCTGATGCTGTGCAGCTGTGGAACGCGGCCCGGCGCCTGTCCGCCCCCGGTGTGCCCCAAGCCGGCGCCCCCGGCGGAGCTGCTGGACAGGCCGCCCCCGCCGCCGCTTCTGGCTCCGGGATACAGCACAATGCATCCATAGCCGACGGCATCGCCAACCACGTGGACTACGTGGCCTGGTGCGAGGGCGTGACGGCCCAGCGCGACAAGCTCCAGGAGCTGGTCCTGGGGTGGGCGCGATGAGCCGCTTTGAGGCCATGCTTCAGCACGACGCGCAGGCCGTGTTCCTGAACACGGCCGAGTTCGCGCGTGAACTGGAGATCGACGGCCGCCGGGTCAGGGCCATGTGGGACGACTCCATGCGCTCGGGCATGGTCGGCAACTCCGGCGGCCTTGATGAGGCCATGTACGGCGTCAACGTGGAGCGCCGCGTCCTGCTCGCCCTGTCCGCGGACATGGCGAAGCCCGTGTCCGGTCAGGAGTTCGAAATCGAAGGCGGCTTCTGGACGGTCGGTCCGGTGGAAGACCAGCACGGCGTGCTCAGGATCAACCTGAGTCGCAACCTGTCGTGAGGAAGGCATGAACAAGCGACTGCGTGAACTGGATTTCGCGGGCGGCGTGGCCGTCAACGTGGACGCCACGGACGTGCAGCTCGCCGTTTCACGCGCGGCCAAGATCATCCCCGACCAGATCATGGACGCCGCCGCCAGGGTGCAGCGCAAGGTGCTCGGCGCGCTCGCCCGACAAATCCGCGATGATCTTGCTCGTGAGACCACGCTCGACAAGCCGGTCATCGCCAAGGCCATTCGCACCAAGACCTTCAAGCGCAGAATGGCCGAGGTCCAGGGCGCGGTGCGCGTGGCCACGAGCAGGCTTCCGCTCATCAGGTACGCCCGAGGCATCTCGCCCCTGCGCGTGACTGCCGAGAAGGGCAAGCGCCCCCGGGACTGGACCGCCCTCAGCTACCGGCTGACCAGCGAAGGCAGGGAATACGGCAACAGCTCCGACCAGGAAGGCCACTCCCGGCTGTTCGTCGCCAAGCTCCGCTCCGGCCATCTCGGCGTGTACACGCGGTTCGGCGGATCGCTGTTCGAGGAGGAGGGCCCCTCGGTGCAGTTCCACGTGGCCTCACCCGAGAAGCGCACCCGCTATGAGCACAGCCTCATCGAGCAGTTCCTCGACGGACTAGGCCAGGAAGTGTCCATGCGCGGAGGCTCACTATGAACGAATACACCCTCATGTGCGCGATCAGAAGGGTTCTTGAGGAGAGGCTCATCGAGCTGCCGCTCGCGGTCCCCTCGCGCAGCGGCCACCCTGAGGGCACACGCGCTGCCACCGTTTTCATCGGCGACCTTCCGCCCAAGGGTGACGGCCCGGACCAGGCGTTCCCCTTCGTGCTCCTGCAGGCGAAGTCCGGCCACTTCACCGGAGTGGAGGCCGTCGCTCGCGTGCTCATCCGCTGCGGGGTCTACAACAGGGAGCCGGGCGACAACGGCGAGGCGGTGGAAAACGATCTCTCCAACCTCGCCACCTTCATCCGGCGGCTGCTGTTCCCCTACAGCCAGGAGCCGCTGGAGTCCAAATACAACCTGGAGCCAGACGGCAAGGGGGAGTTCCTGCCGTGGGAGCGCCCCGATCAGCAACCGCAGCCCTACGCCGAGAGCTGGATCGCCTCGATCTGGCGTCTGCCGGGGTGAGCACAAAGGAGACTCACATGGCCAAAATCCAAGCGTCAGCGAGCAGCGACACCGCCTCGGCCGAGGCCGCGGCGACCGTCGAGGTCGCCGGCCAGGTCATCTACCTCGGCCCGCGCCTCTTGAAGCCCGTGCACGTGGTCCCGAACGCGGTGTACCGCGGCGAGCTGCCGGCCGAGCTGGCGGCCCTGGCCGCCAAGGACGGCGACGTGAGGGCCTGCATCGTTCCCGTGGACCAGGCCGGAAAGGCCCTGCGCGGTTCCGGCGCCGCGGCCCTGGCCGAGGCCCGGGCCAATGTCACCAACCGCTACCTCGGGAGGAAGTAGCCCATGAGCTACCGTCATGGCGTATACACATCCGAGCAGAGCACGAGCGTCGTCGCCCCGGTGAACGTCGACGTGGCCCTTCCCGTGGCCGTGGGCATCGCCCCGGTGCACAAGCTGGCCACCGGCGTCGCCAAGCCGGTCAACGAGCCCAAGCTCATCTACACCTACCAGGAGTTCGTTGAGACCTTCGGGTGGGACGATGACCCGCAGACCTACGGCCTGTGCGGCGTGGCCAAGGCCTACCTGTCGCTCTACGGCGTCGCCCCCGTGGTCTTCATCAACGTGTTCGACCCGGCCACGCACAAGACCGGCGAGACGCCCGACCCCAGCAAGGTCGTGGCCGCGGACGTGATCGGCGGCATCGACGCGACCACGCTCGCCCGCACCGGCCTGGAGCTCGTGAGCGAGGTCTTCCCGCGCTTCCGCCTGGTGCCCGGCCAGATCCTCTGCCCCGGCTTCTCGCAGACTCCCTCCGTGGCCGTGGTGATGGGGGCCAAATGCACGGAGGTCTCCGGCCACTTCACGTGCACCGGCATCGTGGACGTGCCCGCGACCGTGACCCGGTACACCGACGTGCCGGCCTGGATCAACGACGAGAACCTGACCGACCCCAACTTGCAGGTTTTTTTCGGCTCCCCGGTGCTGAACGACGTGGTGTACCACGGCTCCAGCTTCCTGGCCGGCACCATCGGCAAGCGCGACGCCAAGAGCGGCGGCGTGCCGTTCTGGAGCCCGAGCAACAACCGCCTGCTGTGCTCCAGCCTGTCCCATGCCGGCAAGGAGCTGCACCTGGACTCGACCCAGGCCGCCTACCTGAACGGCCAGGGCGTGATCACCGGCCTGAACTTCGTGGGCGGGCTCAAGGTCTGGGGCAACCGCACCGCCGCCTACCCCGGCATCACCGACGTGAAGGACAGCTTCATTCCGGTGCGGCGCATGTTCAACTGGGTGGGCAACACCATCATCCTCACGGCCTGGCAGATGGTGGACTGGCCCCTGCGCCGGCGCACCATCGAGACCGTGTGCGACACCGTCAACTGCTGGTTCAACGGCTTGACCTCGCGCGAGTACCTGCTGGGCGGCCGCGTGGCCTTCCTCGACGCCGAGAATCCCTCCATTGATCTGCTGGACGGCATCGCCCGCTTCCACGTCTACATGGCGCCGCCGCCGCCGGCCCGCGATATGGAGTTCGTCCTGGAGTACGACGTGAACTACCTCAACGCCCTGTTCGGGGCCAGCAGCTAGGAGGGGGCCATGACTCTGCCCACCGCCAATCCCATCCCGGAAAAGCTCATCGCCTTTCGCGTCTACCTCGAGGGCGAGGATATGCTCGGCCTGGCCGACGTGGAGCTTCCGGACGTGGAGTTCATGTCCGAGACCGTTTCCGGCGCAGGCGTGGCCGGCGAGCTGGAGAGCCCGGTCATCGGCCACACCAAGAGCCTGGCGCTCAAGCTCAAGTGGCGCACGTTCAACGAAAGCGCGGCCGCCCTGCTCGCGCCCAAACTGCACCATCTGGACCTGCGCGGCTCCATCCAGCGCTTCGACCCCGGCTCGGGCACCTACGAGTCGCAGGCCATGAAGGTCGTGGCGCGCGGCACGCCCAAGAAGGGCGGCCTGGGCAAGTTCGAGATGGGCAAGGCCATGGACAACGAGAGCGAGTTCGAAGTGAGCTACATCAAGGTATGGCTCGGCGGCGAGGAGATCATCGAGATCGACAAGCTGAACTTCAAGTTCGTCGTGAACGGCGAGGACGCCCTGGCCGACGTGCGCGAGCAGCTGGGCCTTGAGACCTAGAGACAGCAACCGGGGAGGCCGCAAGGCCTCCCCCTCGTAAGGAGGACAGACAGATGAACGAGAAGCCGGAATCGAAAAAGATGGAAGTGGTCGTGACCCTGGATTTCCCCGTGGCGCTTGCCGACCGCAAGCTCACGGAGCTGACCATGCGTCGGCCCACGGTCAAGGATCACCTCGAGGCCGAAAAGGGCGGCGGCGGCGACCTGGCCAGTGAGGTCCGCCTCTTCGGGCGCATGTGCAAGGTGAACCCCGAAGACCTCGAAACCCTGGACATGGCGGACTACCAACGCATGCAGGAGGTCTACAAGAGTTTTTTGCGCCAGGCGTAGACGGGCCGACCCTGCGGCGCATGGTGGTGGAGGTTGCGGCGGCGACGGGCTGGGGGCGGGGTGAGCTGCTGGCCTTGACGTTTGTGGAACTGGAGCTTTGGCGGCAGGCGGCCGCGGATGTAGCGAACGTGAGGGCGGGGTGATGGCAGGCGGCAAGGTCATCGGCGTAAGCTTCGCCGTCGGAGCGGTCTTGAGGCCCTCCGTTTCCTCCGTCTTTTCGACGGTGAAGGCGCGCACGCAGGCGCTCAATGCCGACCTCAAGACCATGAAGGCCACGGCCTCGAAGGCCAAGGCCGTTGTCGAGACGAGCCGCAGCCTGTCCGACCTGAAGGCGGCGCGCAAGGACGCCCCCAAGTCCGACCACGCGATGCTCGACGCCAAAATCAAGACGGTCCAGGCGCGCTACGACAGGGCCACGGCTGCCGCGCAAAAGCATGGCATGTCCGTGGTCCAGTGCGCCGCGGTGTACAAGAAGCTCGACTCGGAGATCACCCGGGCGGAGGCCTCGCTCGCTAGGATGAACAAGCGCCAGGCCAACGCCGACAAGCGCAAGGAGCTCAAGGGCGAGATCCTCGGCGTCGCGGCCACGGCCGTGGCGGTTTTCGCGCCGGTGAAGCTGGCGATGGATTTCGAGTCCGCCTTCGCCGACGCCAAGAAGGTCATGGACGACTTTCGCGATGAGGACATCGCCCAGATGCCCAAGGATATCCGTAAGCTGTCCAAGGAGACCGGGCTCGCGGCGGCGGACATCGCCGGCATCTACGCGGCCGCGGCCGCGGCCAAGATCGCGGGCAGCCGCCAGGAACTGCGGGAGTTCGCCGGAACGGCCGCAAAGATGGCCGTGGCCTTCGGCATGAGCGCGGCGGACGCCGGCCAGCGGATGTCCTCCTGGCGCTCCAAGATGGGCCTCTCGCAAGCGGAAGTGGTGTCCCTGGCCGATGCGGTGAACCACCTCGGCAACAACATGGCCGCCGACCCGCTCAAGACCTCGGAGGTCATCGAGCGCGTCGGCGCGGTGGCCAAGACCGCCGGCCTCGCCACCAATCAGATCGCCGCCCTGGCTGCGACCTTTGTGGCGGCCTCGCCCTCGCCCGAGATCGCGGCCACGGGCATGAAGAACTTCCTGCTCACCCTAGCCAAGGGCACGGCCATGTCCAAGGACCAGCAGAAGTCCTTCGCACGCCTCGGCTTTGACCCCAAGCTGCTCGCGCAGGACATGCAGAAGGACGCCGAGGGCGCGGTCCTCCGCGTGCTCCAGGCCCTCCAGCGCATGCCCGAGGCCGAGCAGGCGTCGCTTCTGTCCGAGATGTTCGGCACGGAGAGCCTGGGCGCCATCGCCCCCATGCTCCAGAACCTTGACGGGCTCAAGAAGGCGTTCGGCAACGTGGCCAAGGCCGAGGCCTACGCCGGGTCCATGGGGAAGGAGTACGAGAGCAGGGCGGCCACCACCGAGAACGCCTGGAAACGGGCAAAGGCCGGGGCGGAATCCGCAGGCATCGCCTTCGGGTCGGTGCTCCTGCCCGCGGTGGCCGACACCTTGAACGCGACCGGGGCATTGCTCACTCCCGTGATCGGCCTCGCGGAGGAGTTCCCCGCGGTGACGAAGGTCGTGGCGATGGCCGGCGTGGCGCTGGTGGGCCTCAAGGTCGGCGCGATGGCCACGGCTTTCGCGGCCACGGTCCTGTCTGACGGTTGGCTCGTTGCGCGCGGCGTCATCGCTGGCCTGCATCCCACCCTGCTGTTGTCCCGCGCCGCGCTCATCGCGCACCGCACCGTGGCCATCGGCGCGGCCGTGGCCACCAAGAGCATGGCCGTGGCGCAATGGGCGCTCAATGTGGCCATGACCGCCAACCCCATCGGTCTGGCGATCGCCGGGGCCGTGGCCCTGGGCGCGGCCGTGTGGGCGCTGTACACCTACTGCGAGCCTGTGCGGCGCGTGCTCGACGGCCTGTGGTCCAGCGTGACCGGAGGCGCGTCGGCGGCCTGGAGCGCCGTGATGGCGGGCGTGGAGTGGATACGGTCTGTCTCGCTGTACGATGCCGGCGTGAAGCTGCTCACCACGTTCGCCGATGGCATCAAGGCCGTGGCGATGGCCCCGGTGGAAGCGGTGAGCGCCGTGGTGGCCAAGGTGCGCGAATACCTGCCAGGGTCCGACGCGGAGCGCGGACCCCTGTCCACGCTCACGGCCTCGGGTGCGGCCATCCCCGCGACCATGGCGCAGGGCATGGCCGCCGCCGGCGACGGCGGTCTTGGCCAGGCCCTGAACCGCAACCTGAACGTCGGCGGTCGAGGCCTCGGCGGCGGGGCGGCGGGTGCGGGCATCGTGATCAACTTTGCGCCCTCGATCACCGTTCAGGGTGGGGGGCCGGGCGTGGCCGAGCAGATCGGGGACCAGCTCCAGCTTTCCGAATCCCGCCTGCGCGAGATGCTCGAAAACATCCTGCGGGATGAGGCGAGGCTGGCCTATGCCTAGCGCCTACGCCACCCGCCAGGGCGACACCTGGGACGCCATCGCCTTCCGCCTGTGGGGCCAGGAACGGCTGTTCGACCAGCTCATGCGCGCCAACCCCGCGCACCTGGACGTGGTGGTCTTCGACGCCGGCGTCACGCTCGCCGTCCCGTCCGATATCGAAACCACCGTCGAAACCCTGGAGCTGCCGCCGTGGATGACCTCCTGAGCACCGGCGCCGCCGCGCGCAGGGTCAAGCTCTCCGTGACCATCGGCGGGCACGACGTCACGAGTTCGGTGTCCCCGGCCCTCTTGTCGTTCGAGCTGACGGACCACGCCCACGGCAAGGCCGACGACCTGCGCCTGACCATCCGGGACGAGGGCGGGCGCTGGAGCGGGGCCTGGCGGCCGACCAAGGGCCTCCCCATCTCGGCCTCCATCCTTTGCCTGGACTGGACCGCCCCGGGTAAGCGTCTTGGCTTGGACTTCGGACGCTTCGCCATCGACGAGGTGGAGTTCTCCGGGCCACCGGACCAGGTGCAGATCAAGGCGGTGTCCGCCAGCACGGCCACCTCGCTGCGCCAGGAGGCGCGCACCCAGGCGTGGGAGTCCGCCAGCCTGCGCGTGGTGGCCGGCGAGATCGCCACGCGGCACAAGCTCACGCTCTACTATGACGGGGAGGACTACCCCTTTTCGCGTCAGGACCAGCGCGAGGAGTCCGATCTCGCCTTCCTCAAGCGGCTCTGCGAGGAGCGTGGCGTCAACCTCAAGGTCCATGACGGCCGTCTGGTGCTCTTTGCGGCCAAGGCGGCGGACGCCAAGTCCGCGGCCCTCACCGTGACCAAGCGCGGCGGAGCCCTGCCGGCCACGAAGTACAGCTTCAAGAGCGTCGGAGGGACCGGCTTCAAGGCCTGCGAGGTGGCCTGGCTCGACCCGGAGACCCGGGATCTGCGCACCTACACCTTCGCGCCGAACGGCCAGCCGCCGTCCGAGCAGGTGCTGCGCGTCAACCGCCGCGTGGAAAGCCAGGCCGAGGCAATGCAGCTCGCCCAGGCCGAGCTTCGCAAGCGCAACCGCGGCGAATACGAGGGCAGGCTGGAGACCATGGGGCACCCCGGCCTTGTGGCCGGAATCGTCGTGGCCGCCAGCGGATTCGGAGACTTTGACGGCCGGTACCTGGTCGAAGAGGCCACGCACCGCGTCGATGGCTCCGGCGGGTACACCACCGCCGCCAAGATCAAGACGACCTTGTCCTACTAGGAGATAGCCATGATCGCCGCGCTGGAAGCCAGAGTTCGGGCTCTCGAAGCCATCCTCCGCAACCTTGTCCGCGTGGGCGAGGTGGTCGCGGTGGATGAACAGTCCGGCACGGCTCGGGTGCGGTTCGCGGATGCGCAGGGCCTCGTGAGCCATCCGTGCCGCGTCCTGGTGGACAAGAGCCTGCGCGACAAGAGCCAGTGGATGCCGGACCTGGGCGAGCAGGTGCTCTGCCTGTTCCTGGCCGGCGGCCTGGAGCAGGGCTTCGTCATCCGCGCCCTCTACTCCAAGGCCGACCCCGCCCCGGGCAAGCCCCCGCACGTCCGTTACGTCCGCTTCGAGGACGGCACCGTACTGGAGTACGACCGCGAGGCGCACCTCCTGCGCGCAGACGTGAAGGGGGCTGTCGAGGTCACGGCCGAGGAGGGCGTCAGCGCGACAACGCCCAAGCTGCTCACCCTGGAAGGCGGCCAGGGCATCGTCATGCGCACCCCGGCTCTGACCATGCAGGGCCTGTCCGGCGGCGGCTGCGCGGCCGTGCTCGCGGCCGACCTTACCTTGAACGGCGACCTGACCCAGCAGGGCGACATGACGATCAGCGGCGACATCACGGCGGCCGGGGCGATCACGGACGCCGGCGGCAACACCAACCACCATAGCCATAGCTGAGGACCGCATGGTCATCATGGATGCAGCCACCCGCAGCGCAGTGCAGGCCGAGCTTCTGGCCAGCCTGTTCTCCGGCGCGCCGCCGGACCCGTCGGAGATCCTGCCCTCGGTTGAAACGGCGGTCGCGGAGCGGGGGTACACCCTGGCGGAATCCAGGTTGCAGCCCTGGGGCCGGAAGCTGGAACTGGAGCTGGGGGCCCTGTCCGGCGGCCTCGCCCGCCGCCTTGGGCAGGAGCATGGCCTGAGCTCCGCTGACGTAGCCCTGGCGCGGCGCGCCGTGTCCGGCGTCATGGCCCTGCGCGGCGAAGGCGTCGGCCCCTCGTCCTGGACGCTCTGGCTCAATCAGGACTTCACCTGGGATCTGGCCGAGTCCATCGCGACCAAGGCGCTCGCGGGCTCGCCCCTGACCTCCATCGTGGGCGCCGTGCGCGAGCTGCTGCAGGCGGCCGCTGAAGCCGCCGCCGAGGAAGAGGCGGCGGAGGACGCCGCCGATGAGGAGGCCTGGTCCGTCCTCGACGAAGAGGCCGATGAGCCTTTCGCGTCGGGAACCGGGAGCTTCGGCCCCGTGGCGTTCCTGGTCAGCAGCGAGAAGGTCATGACCTGGCGGGACGCCTCGCGCGAGCACAAGGGACGCTACGCCACGCACGAGATTTTGGGCGCCGCCCCGCGCCTTGAGTTCCTCTCGGCCGACATCTCACAGACCTCCTTTTCGGTGCGCCTGGACGCCGCCCTTGGCGCATCGCCGGCCGAGGATGCGGGAGCCCTGACCGAAATGGCCAAGACCGGCCGCGTCGAGCTCCTGGTCCTGGGCGGCCGCAATCTCGGCCAGCATGTGCTGGAGAGCGTGCGCGAGACCTGGAAACACGCGGGCCCGGGCGGCGTGGTCCTGGTCGCCGACCTGGAGCTGACCTTCAAGGAGTACGCCTGATGCAGTACGAAGTGCTCGCCGCCCCGGGCGGCCCCATTGTTTTCGGAGCGACCGGCCTGGCCGAGATCGCGCAGAACATCCGCATGATCCTGGCCACCTCGGCGTGGTCCTGTCCCCTGGATCGCGCCTTCGCCGTGGCCGCGGACATCGTGGACAGCCCCCTGCCCCTGGCCACGGCCGCGCGCATCGGCAAGATCATCCAATCCGTTGAACAGCATGAACCCCGCGTCCGCGTGACGTCGGTGAAGTTCGAGCCCGCGCCCGCCGCCGCCCTCGAAGGCCGGCTGTACCCGCGGGTGCGCTTCGCGCTCAGAGAGGGGGTGAGCCTGTGAGCAGCGACCTGAGCCTTCTCCCGTTCCTGTCCTACCTGCCGGACCTGCATTTCTGCGAGACCGATCCGGCCGTGGTCGAAAAGGCGCTCTTCGCCGGGTATGAGGCCGCGACCGGAAAGAGCCTGGCCCCGGGCAATCCCGAGCGGCTGTTCCTCGAAGGCGTGGCCGCGTTCATCGCCATGCAGCGGGTGTACATCGACGAGAGCGCGCGCAGCCAGCTTTTGGCCTACGCCACAGGAGACAGCCTGGATCACCTGGGCGCGCTGGTGGATTGCCAGCGACTCCCCGCGGCGGCCGCCACGGACACGTTGCGCATCGAACTGTCCGCCGCCCAGGCCACCGCCTGGACCTGCCCAACCGGCACGCGCGTCACCCCGGACGGCAGCCTGATCTTCGCCACGGACGAGCTGCTGACCATCGCCGCCGGCGAGACCTCGGGAGAGGTCGGAATCACCTGTCTGACCGCCGGCGCAGGGGGCAACGGCTACCTGGCCGGCCAGATCGCCAGGCTCGTTGACCCCCTGGCCTACGTCGCCTCCGTGGCCAACGTGGACGGCACCTCCGGCGGGGCCGACGTGGAGAGCGACGACAACTTCCGCGAGCGCATCCAGCTCGCGCCGGCGCAATACTCCGTGGCCGGTCCCGAGGACGCCTACAAGTACTGGGTGCGTTCGGCGCATCAGACCATCAAGGACGTGGCCGTGGTCTCCCCCGAGCCCGTGGACGTGGAACTCTATCCCCTGCTGGCCGACGGCCAGGTTCCGGGCGAGACCATCCTGGCCCTCGTGACCGCCACGGTGGCCAAGAAGAGCCGCGTGCCCCTCACCGACCGCGTGTCGGTCCTCGCGCCCGGGGTTGTGTCTTACGCGGTGACGCTCACCTGGTGGCTGGAGGAGGCGCAGAGCTCCTCGCAGGCGCTCGTGGCCACGGCCGTGGCCACCGCCGTGGAGGAGTTCACGGCCTGGCAGCGCGCCAAGCTCGGGCGCGACATCACCCCCACGGAGCTCATCCGGCGGGTCCAGTCCGCGGGCGTCAAGCGCCTCGTGGTCACGTCGCCCGCCTACCTGGCCCTCGAGGACTGGCAGGTCGCCCATGCCTCCGATGTCAGCGTCGAGTTCGGAGGCCTCGAATGATGCGCCAGGCCGACCTCGACCTGCGGGCCCTGCTGCCCGGCTCCATCTCGGGCGACCCAACCGTCATGGCTCTGGCCGAGAGCATCGGCCAGGAGCTGCGCACGGTGGCCGGGCTGGTGGACCTGGTGCGGCTCTACCAGCGCCTGGACGAGCAGACCGAGCCGGTGCTGTCGCTTTTGGCCTGGCAGTTCAACGTGCTGTTCTGGGACGCCTCCCTCTCGAACGAGGTGAAGCGCACGCTCATCCGCAAGGCCCTCGCGTGGCGGCGGATTCACGGCACCGCAGCCTGTGTCGAGGAAGCCGTGACCGCCGTGTTCGGCGAGCCCGCGATCGTGGTGCCTTGGTACCGTTACGGCGCGCCCCGCGGGAAATTCCTCGTGGAGGTCGAGATCACCGCCGCGCCCTTGCAAGCCGACGTGGCGGACAAGGCCCTGGCCGTTGTGAAGGCCACCAAGAACGCACGCTCGCACCTGGACGAGCTGCGAATCGTGCTCGCGGTCCACTGTGATGCGCGGGCAGCTTGCTCAGTCCAGACCGACGAACTGATCGACGTGTACCCCTGGAGTCTGGACGGCCTTGAAACCACCCTGCCGGCGCGCATGGCGGTCGGCGTGCATGTGGTCGAAACAGTGGATTGCTGAGGAGGAATAATGGCGACCTACTTCACATTGTTAACGAAGACCGGACAGGCGCTGCTCGCCACGGCGAACGCCACGGGAGCGCCTGTCCAGCTCACGCACATGGCGGTGGGCGATGGGAATGGAGTGGAGATCACGCCGCAGGAATCGCAGACCGCACTCATCCGTGAGGTGTGGCGCGGGAGCCTGAACAGCCTGGATGAGGATACCGAAAACCCGGGCTGGATCAAGGCTGAGGCCGTAATCCCCGAGTCTCAGGGAGGTTTCACCATTCGTGAGGTGGGGCTGTTCGACACGAACGGCCTGCTCGTGGCAGTGGGCAACCTCCCGTCCAGCTACAAGCCGCAGCTCGCCGAGGGCTCGGCCAAGACCTTTTACATGCGCATGCGTGTGTCCATTGGAAACGCCAACTCCGTGACCCTGTTGATAGACCCGAGCGTGATCCTCGCGCCCCGGTCCTACGTGGACGTTGAGGTGGGCAAGGTGCGCACGGACCTGGACGCGCTGTCCGATGCCGTCGAGACCCACATCGACGACCACGCGAACCCGCATGAGACGACGGCGAGTCAGGTGGGTGCGGAGCCTGCTGGGGCAGTGGCCGCCCACGACGCGGACGAGGAGTCCCATGCGGACATCCGGGCGCTCATCGCCGGCATGAGCGGCGCGCGCTACGAGACGCTGCCCGTGGGCGCCGGGGCTATGATCCCCAGCCGGACCAACGGGGCCACGGCCGGCGTGGATGAGACCGCCACCTACAAGCTCACCGAGGAGTACATGTCTTTCGGCAACGCCGCCGACACCTCGGCCGAGTTCTCGTGCAAGCTCCCCGAGAATTGGGATCGCGGCACGGTCAAGGTGCGCATCCACTGGCGGCCCGCCGGCGGCACGGCCGGGCAGGTTGTGGGCTTCCAGGTCGCGGCCGGCGTGAGCGGCGACGGCGACACCCTGGACCGCGCCCTGGGCGAGGCCGTCACCGTGTCCGACGCGGCGAGGGCCGGGCTCGGCAACGAGGAGCACGCCACCGCCGCCAGCACGGCCCTCACCGTGGGCGGCATCATGGCCGCGGGCAAGCGCCTGCACTTCAAGATCACCCGCGACTATGACTACGCGGTGGGCGGCGCGGCACTCGCCGCCGCGGCGCTGCTCCTGGGCATCGAGATCCAGTACCGCACGTCCGGCTCGGTCGCCGCCTGGATCTAGCCATGCACGTCAGCCTGCCCAACATCCGGCGGCGCGGCGGCCGCAACTGGTTCGGGGACGGCAGCCTGGGCAACGTGGTCGTCAGCGCCGACACCAGCGTGGCCGCCACCCAGGACGGCGACATGGCGGTGCTCAATTACAACAGCCTGACCATCGACGCGGGCAAAGTCCTCACCGTGGCCAACCGCTGCCGTGGGCTCATCGTGTACGTGCGCGGCAACTGCGTCATCAACGGCTCCATCCTCATGACCGGCCGGGGCTGCAAGGCCAACCCGGCGGACAGCGGCGTCACCGCCAACACGCCCGTGGCCCCTGGCGACGGCCACGCCGTGCCGGCCGAGGGCGTCGTGATCCGCCGCCTGGCCCAGGGCCAGACGCAGACGCACGCCGCCGCGCTCATGCAGGGCTGCGGCTCGGCCGCCCTGGCCAGCGAGGCCAACCAGCCGGCCGTGTCCGGCGACGGCCTGGCCGTGGCCATCCCGCGCGTGGGGGGTGGCGGTGCGGCAGGGGTCACCAGCGCCAATGGGGCGACCGGGGCCACGGCCGCCAACGCACCAGGCGGCGGCGGAAGCGGCGGTTCGAGCCCGCGCACCGCCACGGCCAGCAGCGCCGGCGCGGCCGCGACCTGCTTCAGTGGGGGCTCGGGCGGCGGCGGTGTGGCCGGCGGCACTGGGGCGGCCAACGCCAGGGCCTACGGCGGCCAGGGCGGCGACGGCGACTCCGGCGGCGACCCAGGCTTTGCCGGAGCCGGCAATCCCATTGGGTCTGGGTACACAACGGGCACGCTCGCTGTGCCCGGCACGGGCGGCCTGCTGATCCTCATCGTGGGCGGCGATCTGTCGGGCTCCGGCGTTATCGCAGCAGACGGCGCGGCCGGCGGCTATACGACGGCGGCGGCCGGCAGCGCCGGGGGCGCTGGCTCCGGCGGCGGCGTGGTGATGATGCTCTACGGTGGCAAAATCACCAACTGGACCGGCACGCTGCGCGCCAACGGCGGGGCTGGCGGGCCGCAGTATGGCGGCGGATACAGCCGCTCCGGAGGCAACGGCGGCGCAGGCTCGGTCATCGGCCCCACCAAGATAGACGCGGCGTAGCCGCAGAGGAGAGACCATGGGCTACATCATCCTGCACAACCGCCAGGACGCGGCGAGCCGCGACTTCGTGGCCGGGCTGCCCGAGGGCGGCGGGCACCAGATCATCGAGTGGTACACCGACGCCGCGGCCGTGTCGGAGTTCCTGTCCACCTACCCCAGCGTCTACCCCAGCGCGTTCCCCTCGGTCTTGATCCACCGCGCGGACAAGGACGTGCCCGAGGCCGCCGACCCGGTGTCCGGGGAGATCGTTCCGGCGCACACCATCCCGGCGCACTGGGAGCTGGTGCGCTGCCCGGCCGACCTGGCCGAGGTCGCGGCCATCGAGGCGGACTGGTAGCGATGACGGACATCTGCGACGATGCCCAGGCGGCCGAGGTCTACATTCGGTTGGAAGCCCTGGCCAGCGTGCCCTTCCCGGATCAGGGTGAGGCGCAGCGAGTGGAGGGCGGCCAAGTGGTCTGCCTGGACTGCGGAGAGCCGGTGGCCCCGGCTCGGCTCGCGGCCAACCCAACGGTCACCAGGTGCGTGGAGTGCCAGGCCGAGCAGGAGCACCTTCGACGTCAGTTGAGCGGACATAGAGTGACGTAGCCAAACGTAAAAGGGCGCCCTGGCTCATCCGGGGCGCCCTTTTACGCGGAGATTGCAGCCGCGTCGGTCAACTTAATGCTTGCGGTCAATCTTGAGTGCCAACATGGCTGACCCGACGCCGGCGGAGAAGACCTTGTTTCCCATGGGTTGATCGAAAAACATGGTGATGAAACCGCCAACCATGAGCACTACACCGCTCCAGCCAAATGATGCCGCAACATAGGTCCTGGCTGTGCTCCTATCCCATGACCGCCAATCCATTATTTAATTGCCTTTTGCACCATTTCTCGGTCAACCATCGTCCCCGCCGTCTCCCGCCCCTTGCTCTGCCGATACGCCAGCCCCAGCCCCAGGAGCTGCCCTGGCGCGGCGCGCAGCATGGGGGGCAGGCCCCTGTCCTCGCTGATGCGCTGCTGCAGGGCCGTGACGTCCTGGCGCCAGCGGCCGGGTTGCGAGAGCAAGCCCTTGCTGCTGAACCCCGCGTCATGAAACCCGGAGAGCCCTTTGAAGGTGTCCAATTCCGTGAGCAGCCGCCGGACTTCCGCCTTGGCCTGGGCCTCGGACATCGCGGGCATGGCGGGCTGGGGAGCAGCAGCCGGGGCAGAGGACTGCGGGGCGTTCCCGCCCCGGCTGAACCCCCACAGCGCAAGGGCGGCCAGGACGAGGGCGGCAAGGCCGAAGATGGTCAGAATCCGCTTGTTGGTGCGTTTGCGGTCCGTGCCCATGACCGTCCTCCCGACCTTATTGCCGTCAGCTCGCAGCCAGCCCGGCCACGCTCCTACTCATCCAGGTTCGCCGTCAGGAACATGCCCTTCTCCAGCGACTGAAAGAAGGCCTGGTACGGCAATGGGTCTTCCACCGCTTTCAGCCCCATCTGGGCATTGGCGCGCACCCGCATCTGCTTCTCGCCCTTGTTCTGCACCATCACGGTCATGCGCATGCCGCCATGCCCGCCCAGCTTGGTGGCGGTGACTGTGCCCAGGTTCGAGTCAGCCTTGTCGATGACAAAGCTTAAGTCCTGCAAGGTGGCGATGACCGTGCGCATGGTGGTCATCTTGTCGCTGGTGTCGAACACGCGGCTTTGCATGGTGCGCAGCTTCACCTGGGACTCGGCGCTGGTGGCCAGGGCCTGCTGGTTCGGGTTCACGCAGCCGGAGGCCGCAACGACCACAAGGCAAAGCGGAAGAAGAACGCGAAGAAGAGTATTCATATGTCATTGGCCTCCAGAAAGACGGACTTCGAGAGCTTCTCGTAGAATTCCTTGTACAGTTCCGGTGTGGCCAGGGCCTCCATGAGCGTCGCCTGGCCATGCGTGTTGATGACCACCCGCTGGAACGTCACCCGCACGCGTGTGGCGCCGAAGTCTTGCTGCTTCAGGCGCTGGGTCAGCTCATCGTTCAGGGTCTTGACCGTCTGCGCCGTGAGCGACTTGCCTGCCAGCTTCGCATCAGCAGGGGGCAGGACACGCGCGAGCTCCTCCTCAAAGCTTTTTTGCAGCCTGCCCGACATGCGTTCGCATGTGGCGCTGATCTTTTCGGGGGTAAGCTCCTGGACCTTGGCCCCCTGATTGGTTTCAACAGGACGGGCCATCGGCGCTGTGACAAGGGAGACGCGGATGGTCTGTTCCTTGTCGATGGGTTGGGGCTGGGCACCCAAAGCAGCAGCCAGGAGCATCAACGTCACCTGCCCGGCGTTCGTGGCGTCCCGAGTCTTGGACCCCACAATGATGCCGAGATCAGGTGTTGATTCGTCCAGATGGAAACCCAGGTCCTGGAGCACGGAGGCCGAGGCCGAAAGCACCATCTTCTCGTCATTGGTGTCGTAGCGTTTGGTTTGGAGCTGGCGCATCTGCATGCTTTCAGGCGCGAGCGTCAGCATGTCCCTGGAGATCTGCGCGTGGTTGGCGCAGCCGGACATCGCCAGAAGGGCGAGCAGGCAGACCGCACGGATGGAGCAGCTACACGTCATGAGCGCCCCCTAGAAGCTGGACTGGCGGTAGGCGAAGTCGCGCACCTTGGCTTGCTCGTCAAACTTGATGATGATGGTCAAGGTCCGCTGCGTGGTGGAGGAGGCTCCTGCGCCCTGATTGTAGCTGCCGCCACCCAGGCCGCCGCCGAGCAGGCCGCTCCCATAGCCGCCGCCGAGGATCAGGGCGTTCACCCCGCCGGAAGAGGTCGAATAGGCGCTTTCAGTGGACACCTTGTCATAGACCCACACCTCGCGACGTTTCTCGTCCGTGGAGACAAGATTCGGCGAGCCGAGAACCTCGATGACCTGCGCGTTGGTCATGCCGACCTTGATCTCACGCTGGACCTTGCCCGCCGTAAGCTTGTCGCCGCCTTCGTCGCGCACTGCTGCGCGGTGCTCCGCAGTGGTCATGCAGCCAGGAAGCAGGGAAAGGCATAGGGCAAGGCAGCAGAGTGTGAATTTCGACATGAGATTATCTCCTCTTTCCGGGGTTATGTTCGTCGTGTCGCAAGGGAAATAGGATCGTCTGTAATTTCGCTCGTGCCAATCCGTCTCCTCGACCGCTGCCGAGGATTAGACGGAATCGTCCCCGGCAGCCTTCTGCGGGACGACATAGGGGATCGCTGTCTCGGCCGCCTTGGCCAGGCCGGGTTTGGGCTCGGCCACGCCGTAGCCGCCCTGCGCCGCAACCGCCTTGTCAATCTCGCCGTCGAGCATGGCCCGCAGAGCCCGCAGGATGTCGAGCCGAGGCACGCCCGTCTCCTGCATGGTCCTCTCGACCGTGGCCATGCGCGCGGCCATGAGCGAGGCCGTCTCCGGGGAGAGACCGGGGTCGTCGAAGTCGCCGCGCTTCTCGCGCAGCCAGGTCAGGGGGCCACGCTCCCCATATTGCTCCTCGGTCAGAAAGGGCTGCCCCACCTGGGCCAACAGGAAATTGGCGTTTACCCGGTAGGCGTGGATCAGCCGCGCGACGGCCAGCGCCGAGGGCAGGGCCCGCGACCCCATGCAGGAGCGCAGCTCGTCCGGGCTCATGCCGGCGACCTGGGCGATCTCCGGCATATCGGCGGGCAATTGCGCCACGAGGTCATGCAGCGTGTCGCCGATGCTCACGTAGTCCGGGATGAGCCGCCCGGCGTCAGGCTCTGCTGTCGGCAGGCCGGCTCCCAGCAGCAACCACGCCGGCGACAAGCCCAGCTTGAGGGCCAGCAGCTCGAGGTCTTCGGCGCTTGGCCGCTGACCCTTTTTCCAGGCCTGGAGCTTGGGCACCTTCACGTCGAGCAGCTCGCCCGCGTTGGCCAGGGTGAACTTCAAGCCACCCTTGGCCAGGCGCTCCGCTATAATCTTCTGTATGATTTCGAACTGTTGCGGCCAGTCCATATGAAATCTGCCTACTGTTTTATGAAATTTAGTTGACTTTTTATGAAAAGTCATTGTACGTGTTGCGCGAACACTTCACCAAACTAATTGAGGTGTCCGGTGGCCAAGGTCAATTCGCGCTCAAGATTTCATCTGCCTCCCGTCCGGGTCGGCTGGGCAAGCCTGATGTCCGTTCGCACCAGACTTGCCGCACTGTCGCGCGCAGTGCGCCGCAAGCCCGCCAAGTCGGATGCGCTCGGACAGCATCTCCTCCCCGGCCTTGAATACCTCCGCGAAAAGATGTCCACGCGCCGGGCATCTATAAGGAGTTTCGCAAATGATTAAGGGAATTGATGCGCTCGGTCAACTGCACGTCCCCGTTTCCACGCTGCGCAAGGAATGGCTGCGCCAGAACGGGTTCTCCGGCCGCTACCTGGCCGACCGCTTTGGCCTGAAGCCCGCGCGCGTGTCGCAGATCCTCGGCACCGGCGAGTGCCCCGCACGCTACATCGAGATCCTCCGCTCCCTCGGAATGCCGGAGGAACTCTTGCCCTCCCCCTCGCGCGAGAAGCCCGGCCCGCCGGCGATGGTCCCCGCACTGGTCCAGCCCGCGACCTGATTTCCGTGAAAAGCCCATGCTCCGCCCTACGCCGCGACGGCGCGGCCTGACAAGATGAGAAACGGAGGCGAATCTCACCATGAGCGAAGACGAAATCGACCTGCGGGAACTCTCCCTCCTCGACGCCCTGGACCTGGCCGTGAAGCGCTCAGGCAAGTCCCGGGTGCGGCTCGCTGACGACATGGGCTGGAGCTGGGACAACGCCAACCGGATATTCAGCACCGAGCGCTACTGGTGGTCGTTCGAGGACTTCCCGAAGCTGCTCGCCAAGCTCGGCAACACGATCCTCCTGGACTGGGCCAGGGCCCACGCCGAGGCCGGGGGGCTTCAGCGCGTTCCCCGGGCGCTGGACTGCGCCGCCCTCGTGCTCCGCATGGGCGTGCTCTTCAAGGAGCTGGGCGACGTGGCCAGGGTCGGTGAGAACGCCATCCGCAACAACAAGATCGACAAACGCGAGGCGCGCCAGCTCATCCGCGAGCTGACGGATGTGGCGAACGCGGCCTTGGAAACAGTCAATGGACTGCGCGGCATCGCCGGCATCCCGGCGAAGTGACCGCGCGAGGAGGGCTTCATGAAATTGCACACACTTCCGCTTTCAGTCGCCGCTGAGGTTGTGGACGGTCTGGTGCGCCAACTCCTGGGCCATCCCGAGGCCACCGATCAGGACCGCCCTGTTCTGGCCAATGCGTCTGCCGGTCTTTCCGAAGTGAAGCGCCTGCATCTGCCGCGCTTCACGCCGGTCGATCCCGCAACCCTGCCCCCGCGCCAGCCAGGCCAGGCCTATCCGGTCCTGCCCAAGGGCTGGGCGGTGGACTGGGAGGAGGGCAAGGAGGGCGGCCATGCGTGAAAGCGCCATAAGAAATCTCGCAACAACCCCGGCGGACCTTCACGACTTCCCGGCCCTGCGTGCCCGCCTGGGATCGGAGCGCCACCGCCAGGCTGCGGCGGAGCGTGGATGGGATATTGAGCTACGTCATGGCCGCTGTGCGTCGTGTCACGAGGTCGCGGACCTGACCTACCTCGACCTCTGCCCGAGCTGCTTCAAGTTGGCCGATGCCGGCGAGATCGCGCAGGAAGCCAACGGTCAGTGGATGGTCCGCATGTTCAGGGCCATGTGTTTCCAGGTGCTGGAATTGCCGCTCCCGGCCGAGCTGCACCCCGAGACGGCCGCGTTCGTCCGCCGCTTCGCCGTGGCCCTGGCCGTCAAGCTGCGGCGCGCCGAGATCAAGTACGGCCTCGCCGCGGGCTGGGCCGACCCCGGCCGCGGCGACGAACTGCGCGCGAAGCTCGATGAGCACATGCGAAAGGGCGACCCCCTTGACGTGGCCATCTTCGCGGGCTTCCTCTGGCATCACCGCGAGCGGACACAGAAGGCCGGGGAAACGCCACTCCCGGAGTGGCACGCCTTCATCCGTGGCTTCGCGGTCTGCGCGTCCCTGGTCTGCTCACTCGGTGGAAGCCTGAATCCGCATGAGGTCTTCACCGAGAACGGCATCACCTGGGAGGACCTCAGAAAGGCAGGCTGCGACAACTTCGACATGAAGCGCATCGCCCGCGAACTCGGCCGGGAAGGCTTGCTCACCATCGGACGCATCCCGCTTTCGGAGCGCCGCAAGGCCGGGGAGGCTTAATGAGCGCCCCCGCCCGCCTCGCCAACCGCGTGGCCGTCTGCTTCTCGTGCGAGGCCATGTACGTCCTGGCCCCGGGCCAGCTCCTCACCGAGCCGCTGCCCTGCGGCCACCATCCCACCCTCTACCTGACCGAAGCCAACCTGCTGGCCGCCCTGCGCGACGCGGAGTTCGTCGAGTGGGCGCACCGGCACGAGACCCTTGATGCCCCGCTCGACGCCCTGCACGCCGCCGGCGGCTCCTGGTCCCCGTGGGTCCAGGGTCCGGCCCGGTTCCGTCTGCCCGGAGGTGCCCAATGCGCGACATGACCATCGCCCTTGTCTTCCGCGTGTCCGACCTGCCCGAGGGCATGAGCGCCGCGGACATCGCCGACTACCTCGCCCACGTCATCGAGGACCGTGACGGCACGCCCGACGCGGAGGCCTGCGCCGCCATGCATGGCGTCACAGGTCAGGTCCTGGGCCACTTCGTGGTGTCCGAGGTTCCGGCCGGCCAGGAGCCGCACGCCGGCCGCCTCGCCGTCAAGGGGCCCAGCTCGGACATGAAGGAGATCCTCGGCCGCTTCATCGAGGCCGGCAACATGGTGGGCGGGGCGGTTCCGGTGCGCCCGGCCATGCTCAAGCGCACCACGCTTCCGGTGCGCCTGCTGCTGTCCCTGCACGCGGCGGGCGTGTCCCTGCCCTGGCTGCTGTCCGGCATCGGCGAGCCCCTGCGCGAGGCCCGGCTCGTGAGCGTCGAAGGCCGCCTGCACGTGGCCATGCTCCAGCTGGAGGACATGGAGTCCGCCTTGGCGAAAGCCTGGCGCACGGCCTCCATGACCCTGGACGATCTGATCGAAGCCAAGGAAGGCGTCGGTCCCAGGCTTGCGGAGCTGACGAAGGAATTGGAGGGCCTGCGCAAGCAGTTGCGCGGCCTGGACGAAGAGCTGGCCGCGAGCCGCAGTGCCGCCGAGGCGGAGCAGGCCCGGGCTGCGAAGCTGGAGTCGGAGCTCAAGGCCATGCGGGAGCAGGTGGGCGACCTCGAGGAGAAGCTGGCCGCGGGGCGCGCCGACGCCCCGCCGGACAGCGCGAGGGTCGCCGAGTTGGAGGCGGCGCTTTCGAGCGCGCGGGCGCAGGTGCGTGACGCTGAGGCCGAGCTGGCCGCGAGCCGGTTCACAATGTGAGCGAGGAGGGACACATGCGTTTCACCATCGAGAGGGCCGCGCTCGCGGCCAAGCTGGCCACAGCTTCCCGCATCTGCGGGCGTGGCCCCGCAGGCCTCACCAAGCTGCTGATCCTGCGCGCGGTCGGCGAGCTGGTGCAGGTCCTGGCCACCGACGGCAGCGTGGAGTATTGCGGCGCCGTCGCGTCGGCCACGGTGCAGGAGCCGGGTGAGATCGCCGTGAACGGCAAGTTCCTGGCCAGCCTGGTCAAGCGCCTGCCGGACTGGGGCTTGAGCCTGGAGACGGACGGCGCGGGCAGCCTCGTGCTCAAGGCCGAGCAGCTCAAGTACACCATCGCGGCCGAGGCGGCCTGGGACCCCGCGAGCCTGAGCCTTGACCCTCCGGCCGGAGGCCTCGCCGTGGACGGCGAGCTGCTCGCCCAGGCCTTCCAGCGGGTGCTCTTCTGCGTCAGCCGCGACCCCGGCATGGAGGGCAACTCGTGCCTCAAGCTCGACCCGGACCCCGAGAGCGATGGGGTGGCTCTCGTGGGGCTCGACAACTACGGCTTGGCCAGAACCATCCTGCATGACCAGGGCCTGCGCAACGTCCTGCAGGAGCGCGGCCCTCTCCTGCACTGGCCCTACGTCGAGGAGCTGCTGCGCTGGCTGCCGCACACCGGCGTCCAGGTCGCCCTCGGCGAGAAGCGCCTGCACCTGCGCACCTCCGAGGAGAGCTTCTCCCTTCCCCTGAGCGACTGGACCTACCCACTGTACCGCAAGATCCTGGCCAAGGCGGCGGCCGCGCCCACGAGCCTGGAGGCCGGCCGCGAGACCCTGCTCGCCGCCCTGGATAGGCTGTCTCTGTTCACCACCGACAATCTGCCCAGCGTGGTCTTCGACGCCACGGCCGCGCCGGTCACGCTCTCGGCCCAGGGCGACCACGGCCGCGCCGAGGAGCCCCTCGTGGCCGAAGTCCAGGGCGAGCCCCTGCGCTTGGCGTTCAGGGCCAAGCAGCTTTCGGACGCGCTGCGCGCCCTGTCGAGCGAGCGCGTGCGGCTGGACATCAGCGGAGCGGAGACGCCCTGCCTGGTCAGCGGTCTGGACGAGGCCGACGCCGACTACAACATGATCGTCATGCCCATGCGGACAAACGAAACCAAGGAGTAGCCCATGTTCAAGGAGCTCTTCGAGTTGATCCCCGACAAGGGCGGCATCCGCTTCGCCCTCACCCGCACCGGCCCGGACACGATGGCCGTGGTCCTGGTGCCGGAGTTCCCCGCGTCCAAAGGCGAGGCCCCCAAGCTCACGCCCCTGTCCGTGAGCGGCCCGGTGGACGAGCTGGAGGCCGGCTTCGTGGAGGCCGTGCTGGCATACGCGCCCGAGGTGGCCAGGCTGGCCAACAACCTGGCCCAGGCCAAGGCGTCCATGGAAGAAGGCAAGAAGGCCGGCAAGGCCAAGGCCGAGCCCAAGCCCGCGCCCCCGCCGCAGGCCTCCATGTTCGCCGCGCCCGAGGATAGCGACGGCGAGCCCACCCCCACGGGCGCGCGCAAGCGGGCGGCGATGGACGGCGACCCGGAGGCCGAGGCCTCGGCCGAGCAGGAACCCAAGCAGGAGGGCGAAGATCATGGCGCTGAAGGTTGAAGCGCTTCCGCGCGAGTTCGTGGCTAGGCAGGGCAAGGGCAATGAGCGCGTCCTCTCCGATCCTGGCCAGGGCATGGCCCCGGAAGAGGTCCGGGCCCACTACGCCCATGTCTACCCCGAGCTGGCCAGCGCCGGCATCGAGGGCCCGGAGGTGAAGGACGGCAAGCAGGTCTACGTGTTCAGCGGCAGCGTCGGGGTCAAGGGATGACCACGGCCAAGTACGTGCGCAGACTGCGCCGGGCAGGCCAGCCGCTCGCCGCCGGGGACGCCGGCGGAAGCCTGGCCGCGCCCGGCGAGTCCACGCGCCCCATGCGTGCGCACGCGGCCTTCGCCCACCTGCTCGATGAGGCCGGAGGAGCTGCCGCGCACACGCGCGGCGTGATGTTGGACCGCACCCTGGAGACGCCGCGATGCCTGCTCACCCCGCTCGTCTGATCACGCCGGCCCTGCCGGACATCTCCGGCCTTCCCACGGCGCTCCCCTGGTACGAGGTGGACAGCCGTCAGGGCGTGCGGTCGTTCCCGGGCGACCCGGGCCAAACCCTCCTGGATCTCTGGCCCGTGTTCCGGCGCGCCGGCGCTGATCAGGGCGCATGGTCCGGTGATGAGCCGCCCATCGCCGTGCTCACGGACTGCTGGCGCGCCTTCAAGATGGGGTTCCGGTCAGGACCATTTTGCGTTGACGGTCAAAATGGTGTCCCCGAGCTGCACCTGGACGAAGACGAGCGCGGCTGGTTCATCCAGGCCGATTTCAGCCTTGAGAACGGCCTTCCCCAAGAGCTGACGCTCTACTGGGCCGACCTCCGCCATCTGCCGCGCCTGCGCGAATACAGTCGGAACCTGTGGGACTTCGCCTCGGACGGCCTGGCCCTGCTCTTGCCCCTCGGCATCGACACCTTCGAGCGCAGCCTCGAAAGGTTCGACATGTGCGTGGAAGACGGAGTGTACGACGGGCAGGGGGCAAGGATAGCGGTCTGCGCCGGCGGCGGGTGCGAGGCTGTGGATGCCGAAGGGGATGAGGAATACCGCGTATCCGTGCGCGAGGAGTTCCGGCAGCTTGAGGAGGACGCCCTGCGCGTCATCGGAAACCTTCGCGCGCGGCTATCCCGCAAGGGCCTGGCTGGGCGGTTCGAGCGGCGCATCCGGCGCGCGGCCGTTGGCCAGCAGTGGCTGGAGTGGGGGCGTCATGTCCTCACGGCCGTGCGCGACCTCGGCTCGCTCTGGAAGCTCCTGGACACCGAGCGCGAAGAAGATCTCCAGGATTTCGAGGGTGAATACGTCGCAGCCCTGTTCTGCCTCACGTGGGGCTCTCCCCTCTTCCTGGCGACCTGCGAGCAGGGGTTCAACGACTGCATGAGCGCCGGCGGCGTGATGATGCCCTGCGTGAGCGCCAAGCTCCGCGGCAGCAGCCCGGGCACGTTGGAGCGGCTTCGCGCGAAGGCGCGCCGGCGCGAGGCCGGCCTTAGCGCCCTGTGCGAGGCCTTGTGGAGTTTCGACCAGCTGGCCGAGCAGGCCTGTGGGGTGATCGATGATCCCCGATGAGGACTTCCCCCTGCGCGAGATCCTGGCCGTCTACGTCCAGGACGAGCCCTCGCCGCATCCGTTCCAGCGCGGCCCCAGCCGCATCTACGTCGAGGCCCACGGGGTCTCGGTCACGCGAGGCAAGCCCGTGCTCCTGGCCGGCAAGCCGTTGTCCGTGCGCGCCGCGCGCCGGCTGGCCAAGGCGCTGGACGAGCAGACCCGCACGGCCGGGCACGGCATGCTGCCCGAGCGCATCCTGGCCGCCTCGCCCGGCGGCGATCTCGCCTGGTGGGCTCCGGCCTGCAGGCGGCATCTTCGCCTCGCGGGGGACATCGGCCTGACCTCGGGCGAGGCACCCATGCCCGCCCTGCTCTTCGCCCTCAAGGGGGCGCGGCTGTTCGTGTTCGCGCTCAAGACCGGGGGCAAGCGACCCCAGGACAAGGCCAAGCTCTTCCGCCTGCCGCTGTGGAACTGCCATGTGGATGGGGGCATGTGCATGGGCTCGGCGCGCTTCGGCCGGGACGGCACGGCCGCGGAGCGCATGGCCGAGGCCGAGGGCGCGTTCTGGAGCTCGGACTTCTGCGCGCACCTGGGCGGCGGGGATCGCGTCCGCGGCGGCACCTTGAGCGCCCTTTGGGTGACGCTCATCGGCGTGAAGGGCTCCAGGTTCCCCCTGGGCCGCCTGCTGCCCCAGGGCGGCACCGTGGGCGACTACCTCAGACGGGAGGGGTTCTGATGCGTCATTTCGCGTCCAATGCGCTCTCGGCCGGCGCTCCCCACCGCATCGGCGTGCTGCTCGCCGGCGCGGGCGGAACCGGCAGCCAGGTGCTCAATGGCCTGGCCAGGATGGACCACGCGCTGCGCGCCCTGGACCGGCCCGGGCTCTTCGTCGTGGTGGCCGACGCCGACCGCGTGAGCCCGCCCAACGTGGGCCGGCAGGCGTTCTCGCCCGGCGACGTGGGCCAGAGCAAGGCGGCCGTGCTTGTGACCCGCGTCAACCGCTTCTTCGGCCTGGACTGGGAGGCCCTGGCCAAGCCCGTCGGCCCCACCCGGCCCGAGGCCATGAGCTGGCTCCGGCCGGGCCTGCTCGACGTGGTGATCGGCTGCGTGGACTCCGGCCGGGCGCGCAAGGGCATCGGCCGCGCCCTCAAGGGCTGGCTCAAGGATGCGAGCTACTGGCTAGACTTCGGCAACAGCCGGAGCACCGGCCAGGTGATCCTGGGCACCAACGGCCCGGTGGAGACGCTGGCCAAGTCCGTGACCCTGGCCGAGTTCGAGGACGCCTGCGACGGGCGTGAGATCGCGGCGCAGGAGCTGCCCACCGTGGTGGACCTCTTCCCCGACCTCGAGGCCCAGGACGACGACGCCGAGCCCTCCTGCGGCATGGCCGAGGCCCTGGCCCGGCAGGATCTGTACATGAACGCGACCCTGGCCGACTTCGGCCTGTCCCTGCTCTGGCGGCTGGTCCACCAGGGCAGCATCGAGCACCACGGCCTGTTCCTGAACCTGGAGCAGAGCCTGGCCACGCCGCTGCGCATCGATCCCGAGGCGTGGCGGCGCATGGGGTGGGAGAAATGAAGCCAGCCACCTTCGCGCCTCTCTACTGCGCCGTTTACCCGGAGCTTGCGGACATCGCCCGTGCACACGGCTACGCCCTGGCGATACATGGGAGCCTCGCTCGTGACTTCGACCTCATCTGCATCCCTTGGACCGATGCCCCCAGCGCCCCAGAAGAAGTGATCGCCGCGATGGGCAAGCATTTCGTTTTGGCGCCGCAAGCGCGGACGCAGAAAGCGCATGGCCGAGTGGCCTATACGCTCTCGCTCTCGTGGGGGGAGTGCTTCGTCGACCTGTCGTTCATGCCGCGCGCCCCCGAGGCTTCGCAGGCGCAAGAGGAGAGAGCCCATGCCTGAGGCCCTGGCCATCATCATCCGCAACAACGTGCTGCGCGCCGGGCCGCACGGCTGCTCGCTTGAGTTCCTGGCCAGGCGCGTCAACGCCGGCAGGGACACCATAGAGATCGCCCTGGCCAACATGATAAAAGAGGGAGCCATGACCGAGACGAGCGGCGTGTATCGGCTGGTGGACGAGCGGCGCGCCCGTCATGCGCTGCGCCGGCTCAAGCGGGCCTGGAAGGCCGGGCTGCTGCGCGCCGGGAGGTTCCGCTGGCCGGAGCGGGAGGTGCGCCGTGGGTGAACAGATGCCCGTCCTGGCTGACCTGGGCCGGAGGTTGGAGCCCCGTGAAGTGGCCCTCGCCCTCGGACTATCCGAACGCCACGTCCTGCGCTATTACGAGCGCTACGGCGGGGTCAAACTGGGTCGCCGTCCCGTGTTCTTTGAAAGCTTAATAGGCGCTACCATTAGGAAATGCCATGCCACACAAGCACATGAGAGACGGGAAATGGACTGGCCGCTGGTTCGGCCAGGTGAAGCACAAGGGTCGGAAGCACCGGAGCAGCCTTGTCCCGACCAAGGGCGAAGCCGTGCAGTGGGAGGTGGACAAGCGCAGGGAGCTGGAGAGCCCGCCCGCGCCGCCGCCATCCGCAGCATCGACCGCCACGGTCTCGTTGCTGGAATGGGGTAACACATACCTGGACTTCGCGGTGCGCTACGTGCCCAAGACCTACTCGGAGAAGAAGATGATCCTTGCGCGCCTCATGTCCCGCCCTGGCCTGGACGTGCTCACGCCGGCCGCGACCTTCACGGCTGGCCAGGCGCTCGACCACCTGCAGGAGCAGTTCAACGAGCGGGGGGGCAACGCCGCCAACAAGGAACGCAAAAACCTGGCGGCGGCCTGGGCCTGGGGAGCCAAGTTCAAGAAGCTGCCCAAGGACAACCCGTTCATGGAGGTGCCGCCCTTCCCGGAACGCAGGGTCGCCCGCCACGTGCCCAACGAGGAGGAGTTCTGGCGCGTGGTGGACGCGGCCCAGGGCCAGGCAAGGACCATGCTCCTGACCTTCTTGCACGCGGCCGCGCGCCGCGGGGAGCTCTTCCGGCTGGAGTGGAAGGATGTGGACTTCGAGGACGGAAGCCTGCGGCTCTACACGCGAAAGCGCAAGGACGGCAGCATGCAGGAGGATTGGATACCCATGACCGGCGAGCTGGCCTGGGAGCTGGCCGAGCACCAGGACAGGCTAGGCAGGCCGGTCGAGGGTCTGGTGTTCAGCCACCAGGAAGGCCGGCACAAAGGCGAGGCGTTCAAGGAAGACCGCAAGTTCATGCATGAGCTGTGCGCGTTCGCCGAGGTGCGGTTCTTCGACCGCCACGCCATCCGGCACCTGACCGCAAGCATCCTGGCCAAGCGGGGCGTGCCGTCGGTGGTGATCCAAGGCGTGCTCCGGCACCAGCGGCTCTCGACCACCGAGAAGTACGTGAAGAGGTTGGACCATCTGCGGCCGCACTTGCGGCTTCTCGAAGGCGGCCGCAGGCAAAAGGCCCAACACAGGGCCCAACAAAAGGCGGTGACGGCCTGAGGTGGCACCCTCAAGCCGTCACGGATAGGGACAGGAAACCATGCCTAAGAGGCTTTCATCACAAACGAAACAGGGGACCGGACTAAGTCCGATCCCCTGGTGCGGGCTGGCGGAGCGGACGGGACTTGAACCCGCGGCCTCCGACGTGACAGG